AAGTACTTGGTGAGGTTGATGATCTTAAAACAGGACTCAAGGACACAGTAAAAGCACTAGCGGAAGAACTAGAACTGAAACCGGCCGTAATCAACAAAGTAATCACAATAGCACACAGAGACAACTATCAAGGTGTGAGTGATGATATGGACCTAATAGATTCAATTCTGACTGCCGCAGGAAAAATATAGTGTGGGCACTAATTAAAGACTTTTGGACTACAAGTTATAGAACAGATAAAGTTGCTTTTTGGTTTGAACTAGTTTCAGTTATATTCACAATAGCAGGATCTTGCATCTTGACTTTTACTTCACCTTATCCTATAATGGAATGGGTGTTTCCACTATACCTTGTAGGTTCAATTACACTAGCAATTGGATCGTACAGAAGAAGAATTATATGGACAACTATCTTAGCATCATGGTTTACAATCATGAACGTTATAGGTAATATTAAAGTGTTTTTAATTTAATGAAAAAATTTAAAGATAACATATCGGATTTTTATAGATGGGTAAAAGGATCGGAACTAGTTGAACTAGATGATATTGATGTAGCAGAAGACCCAGTGAGACCTGATTTAACTTTAGGCTGGCGTATAATAAATGGCAGAAAAATATTTGGTTTAAAGTTTAAAGAACAAATAGAAGGAATTATTTGTGTTGCATTTACTTACGACATTCCAACCACTGTAAAAGAACTAGATATGATGAGCGAACTTGCACATTTAAAAGATGAAAAGAAAATTGCAATAGCATACACAGTATGGAGTAGAAAAAAAGGCGCAGGAAAAGAAATAATCAATAAAGTTTTAGAATATGCAAAAAAAAACAATATAGAGAAAGTTGTGACGCTATCACCATTAAATCCAATGGCAACACATTTCCATATAAGAAATGGTGCAAAACAAATCTCTATAAATGAAACAACACAAAATTTTGAATATAAGATATGAGTTACATAGACGCATTTTATAAAAGAGAAGACGACAAGGTTCGTGTAGTAGAACGTGATAAAAAAGGACAACGTAAATTTGTTGATTATGATGCACGTTACGTTTTTTATTACCCAGACAACAGAGGCAAACACAAAAGCATATTCGGAGAACAACTACAGAAAGTACAAACTGAATCTTGGAAACAATTTATTAAAGAACAAAAAATAAGATCAAACAAAAAGTTATATGAACAAGACATTAACCCTGCATTTAGATGTCTTGAAGAAAACTATCTAGGCAAAGAAGCGCCAAAACTGAATGTTGTATTTTTTGATATTGAAGTAGATTTTGATCCGGAACGTGGATATTCTACAACAGATGATCCATTTATGCCAATTACTGCAATAACTTGTTATCTAAGTTGGACAGATCAATTAGTAACATTTGCAGTGCCACCAAAGACATTGAATATGTCAGGTGCAAAAATGGCAGTAGAACGTTTTGATAATGTTATGTTGTTTGAAAAAGAAAAAGACATGCTGGACGCATTTCTTACACTGATAGATGATGGTGATGTTTTAAGTGGTTGGAATTCAGAGGGTTATGATATACCCTACACTGTAGGTAGAATACAAAAAGTATTGAGCAGTGACGACACAAGACGATTGTGTTTTTGGGGAGAAAAGCCTAAAAGAAGAGTATTTGAAAAGTATGGTAGAGAACAATTAAGTTATGATCTAATCGGTCGAGTGCATTTAGACTTGCTAGAACTTTATAGAAAATACACATACGAAGAAAGACATTCTTACAGACTAGATGCTATTGGTGAACACGAGCTAGGAGAAAAGAAGACTGTCTACGAAGGTTCATTGGATAACCTATACAATCATGATTTTGGTTTGTTCATAGAATACAACAGACAGGACACAGCATTACTAGCCAAACTTGAAAAAAAATTAAAATTTATTGAACTAGCAAATGAAATAGCACACCAAAACACAGTGTTGCTACAAACAACAATGGGTGCAGTGGCAGTTACTGAACAGGCCATTGTAAACGAAGCACACAGAAGAGGCATGATTGTGCCGGGCAGAGTGAGAAGAGCAGAAGGTGAAGCAGTCACAGCCGCAGGAGCATATGTAGCAACTCCTAAAAAAGGATTGCATGATTGGATTGGCAGTTGCGATATAAACAGTCTGTATCCTAGTGTGATTCGTGCCATGAACATGGGTCCAGAAAGTATTGTTGGACAGATACGTCCTGTTATTACTTCAGCAGAAGTAAACAGAGCAAAGTTCCAAAAGAAATCTTTTGCCGCGGCATGGGATAATCAATTTGGAAGTTGGGAATATCAAGCAGTAATGAAAAAAGAAAAAGGCACAGAAATAATTGTAGACTGGCAGGATGGCACTAGCGTCAAGATGTCTGCGGCACAGATGTATGACCTTGTATTTGAGAGTAATAATCAATGGATGTTGAGTGCTAATGGCACAATTTTTACATACGAGTTTGAAGCAATTATTCCAGGACTACTTAAACGTTGGTATGCAGAAAGACAGGATATGCAACGTAAAATGCACGAGTGCGGTGACAACGAAATTGAAAGAGAGTTTTGGGACAAGCGACAACTTGTAAAAAAAATTAACTTGAACAGTTTGTACGGAGCAATACTAAATCCAGGCTGTAGATTCTTTGATATGAGAATAGGACAGTCTGTTACGCTAACTGGTAGATGTATAACAAAGCACATGGGAGCCAAAGTAAATGAAGTTATAACAGGAAATTATGATCATCGAGGTGATTCTATAATTTATGGTGACACAGATTCTGTTTATTTTTCAGCATATAAACCATTACAAAATGAAATAACCTCAGGTAAAATACCATGGCAAAAAGAAAACATAATAAACTTGTATGACAAAATTAGTGAAGAAGTTAATGGATCGTTTGTTTCATTTATGACCAAGGCATTTCATTGTCCAAAAACTAGAGGAGAAGTTATTGCGGCAGGCAGAGAACTTGTAGCAAGCAAAGGATTGTTCATCACCAAAAAAAGATATGCAGTGCTATACTTTGACAAAGAAAACAACAGAGTCGATACAGCAGGATCTCCAGGCAAAATGAAAGCAATGGGACTAGATTTAAAAAGATCAGATACACCTGTATTTGTGCAAAACTTTTTATCCGAGCTTTTAATGTTAGTATTGACAAACAAAAGTGAAAAAGAAATATTAGATAGGATATCAGAATTTAGAGCTGAATTCAAAGCAAGACCAGGTTGGGAAAAAGGATCACCAAAAAGAGCAAACAAAGTGACAGAATACCTTGCAAAAGAAACTAAACAAGGCAGAGCAACTATGCCAGGACACGTAAGAGCTAGTATAAATTGGAATAGATGCAGAGAGATGTACGGAGACAAATATTCAATGCCAATCACAGATGGAGCAAAAGTGATTGTGTGTAAACTTAAAAACAATCCACTAGCTTATACATCTATTGCTTATCCAGTAGATGAACTGAGAATTCCGCAATGGTTCCAAGAACTTCCTTTTGATGACGATGCAATGGAAGCAACAATACTAGATCAAAAAATTGACAATCTTATTGGGGTGCTAAATTGGGACGTACAAAGCACAGAAACCACAAATACATTTAATAAACTATTCCAATTTTAAATACTGCAATGCTTAGTATTGAAGAAATAAAGTTGACTATAGACACCCTTAAAAAACTAAAAAAAGAAGATTTTGAAAAATTTATCACTGAGTACTTAGATAAATTAGAAGGATTGGCTTCAAAAGTTGATGCTTACAATTCAAATCAAATAAGACAACTAGACAAAACTACCAGTTGGTTCCAGGCAGATTTGGACTGGAGAGAAGCTCATTCTAAGGACGTGTTTGATCCACTGTTATCAAAATTAATAGAATCTAAAATTTTCCAGTTTGCAAAGCACGGGGACGGAAAATACAACTGTTTAGAAATAGGACCTGGTTATGGAAAATATTCTAGGTTTTTACTAGCATGGCGAATAATATTTTTACTTGAAGCATTACCGCAGGTCAAACCAAGATTGTTTAAAAAATTTCAGCCACAGCACCACAAACACTTACGATTCTACACAACTGATAGAACAGCTTGTCCGGACATACCCGATCACAGTTGTAATTTTGTTTTTTCATGGGATCTATTTCCTTTTTTATCATACAACCATATAGAAAGATACCTTAGAGATATTAATCGTGTCATGTTGCCGGGTGGGTATGGTTTTATTAATTACGCAAACTGTGAATACGAAAAACCTTTGTATGAAGCAAAGAGGGGATATTGGAATTACAATACCAAGTCAAAAATGGCCTATCTTTTAAAAAACAATGGTTATGAAGTAATTGAAATGGATCAGTTTCGTCCAGGTGCAGATTACGTAATTTTTAAAAAGCCTGGTAAAATGAATCCTGTTGTTTATTCAACTTTGGAAATTCCCGTAGAAAAATAATTTAGCAGTTGCTTTTAATCTAAATATTCTATATAATAATTTTATTATGATAGATATCTTGAAAGACATTGTCAAGCACACGCATGGACTTGGATTCCTTGATCTAGTTAAAATCACTGGTACCAGTGATGCAACTGCTATTGATTCAATGGCAGAAGACAGATCAGTTATCTTGCAAGGATCTTTTCACAAACCACAATCAGGTATGATTGGCACTTTTGGAATGCCTCAGTTAAACAAACTAGACATCCATT